GGGGAGCAGCAGGCCGACGGAGAGGCCGGTACCGAAGGTGCCCGGCGAGGAGTAGTCCGTCGAGGGGGAGGCGACCGTACCGGCGGTGCCGTAGCCGATGTTCTCCACGTGCGCGTTGGCGCAGCCCCACAGGTTCAGCGCCCCGTAGGTGAGGCCGAAGCTGCTGTGGGTGGTGAGGATCGCGAGATCCTTCACGACGGCCTGCATGTTGGAGAAGGCGGCGCTGACGCCGTAGCCGGAGCCCTCGTTCGGCCCGGAGATCACGGCCGGGTTGCCGTCGGCGTTGATGTTGCTGGTCTGCGCGCTGGTGGACGCGTACACGCCCAGCGAGATCAGGCACGACCCGGCGAACTGGGGGACCGTCTGCTCCCAGTGACGGACCGCGGCGGCTCCGTCTGTGGCGCCGCGGAACTCCAGGATCTGCTTGACGCTGGTCGTGGCGACCGGTCCGAACACGATCTGCCCGTTGCCGGACTTGCTGTTGTCGAGCGGACCTGCGATGACGTAGGCCCGAGGCGGGAGGAACACCTGCGCGTAGGTGTGCCCGGCTGCAAGATACGTCTCGGCTGCGTCGACGGCCGTGTTGACGGCGTCGGTGTCGTCGGTGCCCCAGATGACGACGGCGCCGGTGATTGACGTGGCCGCCGCGTCTGTGAGGGTGACGTGTCCGGCATCGGTGACCGCGGCGATCGTAGTGACCAGCGTGGTCACACCGGACGCGGCGGCGCCCTTCACGGAGATCGCCTTGCCGACATCGTCGACGGTGAACGGGGTGGACGTGGTGCACGCCAGAGTCGTGGAGGTGGCCGTCATCGCGCCGTCCGCGACGACCTGCCCGTCACCCACCGCCCCGTAGGCGGGCGCGGTGACGTCGAACACCCACGGGTCCGACGCCGACACCGCAGACCAGGACGCGGCCGAGGAGCTGGTCGCGACCAGGGCGTCGCCCGCGGTGGGGGTGCCGCTGATCGCGACGCCCTTGACCTTCGCCACGCCCGGGTTGGGGTAGGTGCCGGACAGGTCACCGCCGGCCGAGCCGGTTGGTGTTCGGGAGTCCGTGAGCCGGGCGTCGTCGCCCGCAGCGACGGTGTCTGCAACCGTCCCGACGTCGAGGACCGCAGCCGCGCCGAGCCCCAAGTTCCCGCGCGCCGTCGCGGTGTCGGCGAGGTCGCCGAGGTTCTGCGCCTTCTGCGCCGCACCGACGATCCGGGAGTCATCGCCTGCGGCGAACGTGCCCGTAGTCGTGCCCGCGGTCGGGGCGGCCGGTGTGCCGTGGGTGTGGTCGCCGCGGGAGTAGGCCGTGCTCGAACCCGCGGCCGGCGCCTGGCCGTAGCTGGTCTCCGCGGTCACTGTGCTCGACGGTGTGCCACCGCCTGGCGGCACCCACACCGTCGTCCCGTCCGACGCATCGACCTCGACCAGTTCCGGCAGCGCAACCGAAGCGTCGGCGGCGGGGAGGGCGATGCTGTACGAGCGCGGCGGCAGGCCGGTGAAGTTTTCGTCGACCCGGTACGTCCACCCGGACGGGGTGAAGCCGTCGGCGTCGGTGGCGAGGACCGGGCCGAGGGTGAACATGCCGGAGGCGCCGAGGGTGGCGTTGCTGGAGCCGAGGACGATCAGCCCGTGCTCCTCGGATACGACCCGGTCCACGGACGGCGTGAGCGTGACGGTGCCGGTGTAGGCGGTGCCGTCGGGGGCGCGCAGGCCGTTCGTGCCGCCGGTGACGGTGACGGTGTCGACGCCGTCGGGGAATCCCATCAATGGCCTCCGCGCATCTTGCGGGTACGGGCCGCCTTCTTGGCCATACGAACGCGCTGCTGGTGGAACCGCCCGGCGTTACTGATCCTCGCGGCTTTCGACTTGGAGGCGCCCTTGCGGCGGAGCGCCTTGTACACGCGCTGCCTCGACTTGAAGACGAAGCCGGCGCGTCCTCCGCGGCTGCTGACCACAGGTCACCTGGCCTTGCGCTTGGCCGCGGCGCGCTTGCGTCCGGCCTTGGCCATCGCCTGGAACGCCGCCGTCCCGTACTTCTTTCGGCCTGCTGCGGCGGCGACTCCGGCTGGGTTGCGTGCCCCGGACTTGGCCGCGGAGGCGGCGACTGCGGCGAAGCGCTTGCCGGTGCCGAGCTTGGGGAGGGACTTCTTGCCGCTGCGGCTGCTGCCTCGTTTGCCTGCCACCTGGCCCACCTGCCTCACGTTGGAATCGAAGATGAGTTGGTGTCTTGACCTACGATTCAAAGGTACAGGGCTAAGGAGGCACCCACCATGGCTCACCCCAGCGACCGGCCGCACGACGGACAAGGCCGCTTCGCCCGCAGCATCGAGACAGCGAAACGCGACGCTATCGCCGCGGACCTCCGCGCCAAAGGCTGGACCTACCGGCGCATCGCCGAACACCTCAACATCGACGTCCGCCACGCCTACGACGGCGTCAAACGCGCCATGCAAGAGATCGTCCGCGAACCAGCCGAAGCCGCCCGGCAGTTCGAACTCGAACGCCTCGACGCTGAACTCGAACGTCTCGACCGCATCGAAGCAGCAGTCCGCGAAGTCCTCGAACGCCACCACGTCACCGTCGCCAACAACGGCCAGATCGTCCACCACGACGGCGAGCCCCTCCTCGACGACGCACCGGTCCTGCAAGCCGCCGACCGCCTCCTGAAGATCGAGGACTCCAGGCGCCGCAACGGCGAATCCCGCCGCAAACTGTTGGGCCTCGACGCGCCCTCCCGCGTCAGCGTCGAAGCCGAACAGCTCGGCCGCGACATCACCAAGCTCCTCGACACCGCCCTCGGCCCCGACGGCAGCGACAGTGACGACGCCGACGCGTGACCAGGTCCGCGCCCAGATCCAGGAACTGGTGCGCGCTGGCGACACGAAAGCCCTCAAAGCGATCCGCGACCAGCTGCAGCGCACCGCCGACCGGAAGAACATGCGCCAGCGGGCCCGCCTGTACGCGCACAACCCGGTCGGCTGGGTCGACGAACGCCTCAACCAGATCGTGTGGTCGAAGCAGCGCGAGATCATGCTGTCCGTCCGCGACAACCGGCGCACCGCCGTCCGCTCCTGCCACGGCGTGGGAAAGAGCTGGGTCGCCTCCCTCGTCGCCTCCTGGTGGCTTGACACGCACCCGCCCGGGGAAGCGTTCGTGGTCACCTCGGCGCCGACCTTCGCGCAGGTGCGGGCGATCCTGTGGCGGTACATCCGCCGCGTCCACCGCCGCGGCAAGCTCGCCGGGCGCGTCAACCAGACCGAGTGGCACCTCGACGACGAGATGGTGGCGTTCGGCCGGAAGCCCGCCGACCACGACGAGTCCGCGTTCCAGGGCATCCACGCCCGCTACGTCCTCGTCATCCTCGACGAGGCCTGCGGCATCCCCGAGCAGCTGTGGGTCGCCGCGGACGCGCTGACGACGAACGCGGACTGCCGTGTCCTGGCGATCGGGAACCCCGACTCTCCGGCGAGCTACTTCCGGAAGGTGTGCTCGCCCGGGTCGGGATGGCATGTGATCGGGATCAGCGCCTTCGACTCCCCGAACCTCACCGGCGAGGAAGTCCCGGACGCCGTGGCGCAGGCCCTCGTCGGCCGGGAGTGGGTGGAGGAGAAAGCCCGCGAGTGGGGCGAGGACAACCCCCTCTACCGGTCGAAGGTCCTCGGTGAGTTCTCCGAGGACGCGCCCAACCGTGTCGTGCGTGCCTCCGATGTGGCGCGCTGCCGCATCGATCCCGAGGCCCGGTGGAAGCCGGAAGACCTCGATCCGGTGGAGCTCGGCGTCGACGTGGGCGGCGGAGGGGACGAGACCGTCATCCGTGAGCGGCGCGGCCGGCGGGCGGGCCGGGAGTGGCGGGCGCACACGGACCGGCCGGAGAAGATCGCGCCGCTCGTCATGCAGGCGATGAAGGAGTCGCAGGCAGTGACAGTGAAGGTTGACTCGATCGGTGTCGGGTTCGGTGTGATCGGCGAGTTGCGGAATGCGGGCCTGCGTGGCGAGCACATGGCGCGGATCGTCGGGGTGAACGTGGGTGAGGCCGCGTCACGCCCGGACAAGTTCCTGAACCTGCGGGCGGAGTTGTGGTGGGAGGTGGCCCGCGGGCTGTCGGAGTCGGCGGGCTGGGACCTGAGCGGGATGGCGAACGCGGATGTCACGGTGGCTCAGTTGCTAGAGCCGTTGTGGGACACGGACCCGCGGGGGCGTATCCGTGTGGAGCCGAAGGATGAGATCCGGAAGCGGCTGGGCCGGTCGCCGGACAATGCGGATGCGCTGCTGTTGGCGTTCTACGCGGCGCCGCGGGTGCCACGGAAGCGGGCTCGGGTTCGGTCTGTCACCCCGAGATAGCGTATGCCTCACATGTAAAGGCGAGAGGCTATCGTAGCCTTTGAATCAAAGGTTGCGAGGTG